TGGTTTTCATATGGCTATGAACAACAATGAAATAGCTTATCTTGAAAGCCTTGGATGGACTAAAGAAGAAGAAAAAGAAGCAGAAGAAAAGCCTGTTAAAAAAGAAAAATACACAAAAAAATCTGATTTACTGGATAAATAATGTCTATCACGACTTACGCAGAATTACAAACAGCGGTAGCGAGTTGGCTGCATAGGACAGATTTGACGACTCAAATACCAGACTTTATTAAGCTTGCGGAAGTCGAGTTAAATACAGAGTTCCGTAATCGTTTGATGGAAACAGACAATACGCTAACGCTAACCGCTGGCACTCGAACAATTGCTTTACCTACAGGGTACATTGAGCCTATCAGATGTGAATTAGTCAGTACTGGCGAAGATAACGACGAATTAACCTACGTGCAGCCTCAACAATTATCGGTCAATGATGCCGCTTCGGTGGCATGTCGTCCGGTTCATTGGACGGTAAATGGTAGCAATATTGAATTTGCGAATAGATCAGATATCACTTATTCACTGACATTCAGAATGCTGAAGGAGTACGATCTTCAGACCGATTTGACCAATTCAATGCTCACAAGATATCCAAATGCTTATCTTTATGGTGCGTTGATTCATGCCGGTAGATGGACAAGAGATCCGCAGATGATGCAAGCGGCTCAAGCGGCATATGAAGATGTGAAATATAAGATTAAGAAAAAAGAAGGCAGAAGCAAAGCGCTTACATCATTGCGAGTCGAAATGTTTTCTACTCAATCAAGAACAAATATTATTGCGGAGTAGAAAATGGCACTCGAAACAGGTACATACATTAGTGACTTGGTTATTACTAACCCGACATCAACAGACCCGAAATCGCAGGGCGATGATCATTTACGTCTATTAAAATCAACAATTAAAACGACATTCCCCAACGTATCTGGCGCAGTCACACCAACGCATACAGAATTAAATTATGTGGATGGGGTAACTTCTGCTATTCAAGGTCAAATTGATTCTAAAGGCACTATTACAGGTCAAACGTGGACTGGTACGCATGCATTCGACAGTACAACCTCGATAGGCAATGTCAGCGCGACAGAAATCAGTTATCTTGATGGCGTGACCTCTGCGATTCAGACACAATTTACAGATATAACAGGCACGTTAATTCCTGCAAAAGGTGCAATCACAGGTCAGACTTGGACTGGTACACATAGTTTTACAGGCGCGACTATTACAGTTCCTACTCAATCGGCAGGTGACAACTCAACCAAAGCGGCAAGCACGGCTTATGTTATCGCGCAAGCGTTTAGTACTGCACTGCCTTCTCAAGCTGGAAACGCAGGTAAGTTCGTTACTACAGATGGAACTAACGCAAGCTGGGCAACGCCAACATCAACGTTAGAAACTATTTCTAGAACATCCAATACAATTATAAGTTCTACAAATATTTCAAAGTTGATAGATATTACCAGTGGTACATTCTCTCAAACAATAGATACTGCTGCTAATTTAGGTTCTTCTTTCTATTGTTACATTAGAAATTCTGGAACTGGCGATATTACTTTCACTCCTACAAGTGGAACTATTGATGGATTAGCCTCTTATAAGATATATCCAAACGAAGTAAGACTAGTTATTAGTGATGGCTCTACGATTAAAACGATGGTACTTGTATCGTTTAATAAAGCATGGACATCAAACGATACATTCACAAAACCGCCCGGGTATTCTGGTATAGCTTATCAACTAATGCCCGGCGGGTCTGGCGGTGGCGGTGGTGGCGGTGGTGGTGCAAGTGCAGTAAATGGCGGCGGTGGTGGTGGTGGTGGTGCGAGTGGAAATTGTGGCTATATTACTATGGGTATTATGCCAACAAGATACTTGGCTGCAACTGGTTCAATAGTTGTTGGTGCTGGAGGTGCTGGAGGCAGTGCTGGTACTCTAGGACTTAGTGGTGGCATTGGTGCAGTTGGTGGCGCATCGAGCTTTTATTCAATTTCTAGTGGTACAACTACACCAACAACATCTCAACGCGGCGTAAATGGGGCATCTTCTGGTGCTGGTGGCGCTGGTGGTGCTGGTGGCACGGTAGGTAAAACGGATGTTTTGGGTAGTGGGCTGGGTATACTAAACTACACTCAATTAAACACTAATGAAGGTGCTGGTACTGCTGGCGGTGCTGCATCTGGTGCTACTGGTGGAACTGGTGGTGCTGGCAGGGTTGGTGCTGGTACTGAATATTTAAATCCATCCGCTGGTGGTGCTGGCGGGGCTGGCGTAGCTGGTGCCGCAACTGGCAATGCTGGCGCGGCAGCCCCTGCGAATACTGGTGCTGGCGGTGGCGGTGGTAGTGGTGCCGGTGGTCAAAGCAATGGTGCGATTGGTACTGGTCTTGCTGGTGCTGGCGGTGCTGGAGGCAGTGGCATTGTAATCTTGCAAGGGGTTATATAATGAATAACTCTTATTTTGGTGTAAAAAATCCATTTTCTATGGAAACTGTGCGGCCTGTCACTAATGGCGATAATGTAAATCAAGTTAACCGAATGTATATGGATACCTTTGGTCGGCAAGGCGATACCGGTGGAGTGAATTACTGGGTTAACGAATTAGAGTCTGGTAAAAATCCAAATGATGTTAACAATGCTTTTAAGTTCTCTGCTAAAAAAGATTACGCAAATTATCTTACAGATCCAAATAGTAAGTGGGCACAAAACCCAGAAACGAATGATCTTTTAAAAAGCGGTCTTTCGGGAGCGATACAACAGGGTCAAGGAAATAGTAATTGGGATTCCAATTATATGTTGAGTAAAGCATTAAAAAATAATGTTAATGATGGTTTGCATCGTGGTGATCAGGAATATCAAAATGACCCTTATGGAATAAGTGATTACAACAAAACATTTGGAATATCTGCACCTCATTATGCCGCTGGAAATCCTAATGGTGATGTAGAAAAACAAAATACATTAGGAACATTTTCTGGCAATAGAATACTTCCTTCAATGGATGCGTTTAAGCAAGGAATTAACCCGCAAGATATATTTGCAAAAGCTGGATTGCAAACAGCCGACGGACACTATGGTGGTATAAATAATTCTTGGGTAGCTGGTCATAACGACACAATTGAAGAAAAACAAAAAAGAATGCAGGCTTTAACAAATGCAGGCATGAGTGAGGTCGATGCGTTTAGGGAAGCAGATAATGGTTTCCAAATGGCAGAAACAGACGCGGATATTAACAGTCGATTGATGGCTGAGTATATCCAAAAACATGGAATGGAAAACTCTAGAGATGTATTTAACAATTACCAAGCGACTGAGAAATTTCAACTTCCACAACCTCAACAACAGCAACAACAATTACAACCATTCCAACAAACACAACAATACCAAAATTACATGAGTGGTGGGTACGGACAATCACAACAAAATATGCAACAACCGCAACAGAATTTTCAACAACCGAGAACACAATTACAGTCATTTCAGCCACAACAACAAATACAACAAGGCGGATTACTAGGAAATAGTACCCAGCCACAGCAGAATCAATACGGATTATTAAGCCCTTATGCCACTCGTTAATATTAAATTAGTTGGTAAAATAGGAATAAATAAGGATGTTAGTTCTCACGAACTACCGTTGACGAATATCGCTTGGACGGATGCTTATAACATCCGGTTCCTAGACGGCTCTGCTTATCAGGCGTTCGGATGGGGTGAAGTTTATAATTCACCATCTTACGTTCCTCAACATGTTTTGCCAGTTAATATTTCGACTAATAGATATTGGGTTTATGCGACTGCGGCAAAACAATTCGCTGTTACTTTCTCTGGTGGTTCTGTAACTCATACAGACATTACTCACGTAACTGCAAGAACTGGCGTTGTAAATAATTGGACTTCCACTCTACTTTCTGGCATTCCTGTTTTAAACGCCGACGACGGAAAAGTACCGATGTATTGGGATTTAAATCTAGCGAATAAGTTTGTAGATATTCCTAGTTTTGGAACCTTTGCGACTTCATGTAAGTCAATTCGTGCATATAAGAATTTCCTCATTGCGTTAAACGTCACTAAAGCATCAGGAAATAAGCCATTCTTAGTCAAATGGTCAAATCCAGCCGAACCGGGTGCGATGCCGACTTCATGGGATGAAACAGACACTACCAAGGAATGTGGTGAAGCTGATTTAGACGGTGCAGAAACACCTATTGTAGATGGGTTAAAACTCAGAGATTCGTTTATTATTTATACAGAAAATTCTACACATAGAATGGACTATACAGGCGGTGACGGTGTATTTTCATTCCGTAAAATATTCGGTATGTCGGGCATTCTCAATAAAAATTGTATGGTTGAGTTTGACGGCTGGCATTTCGTTGTCACTGGTTCGGATGTCATTATTCATGATGGGCAAACATCTACATCAGTATTAGATAAAGTCTTACGTAGGTCATTCTTTCAAAGTCTAGATATCGTAGACAAAACAAAGGTGTTCGTCTTTAAGAATCCTTTTTTAAATGAGATTTTTATCGCCTACCCTTCTATAGGTTCCTCAACTTGCGACAAAGCAGTAGTCTATAACTATGTAGATAAAACAGTTTCTATTCGTCAATTGCCTAGTTTGAATCACGCTAATTATGGCTCAGTATCGAACGATTTAGCTGGGACTTGGGCATTAGATAATGACTCTTGGGATTCAGATTTAACATACTGGAATGGACCAGATTACACTCCAGATACAGCGAGAGTTTTGATGGCTTCACAAGACCAGAAACTCTATATGCTAGATGCATCAGCATCGTTTAATGGAACACCAGTTACTTCTTATTTGGAGAAAATAGGTATATCATTTGATATGCCTGAGGCTATTAAATTAGTCAAAGGAATACGCGCTAGAATTTATGGGAATACTGGTGAAACTGTCATAGTTAAAGTAGGGTTCGCTAATACACCTTATGACACGCCTACCTATACGAGTTCAACACATACCATAGGTTCTACTATAGCAAATGACCTCTTTGTGTCTGGAAGATACATAGCGATAAGATTTGAAAGTGGTACAGCAGCACAGTTTAGAATTGATTCGTTTGAAACTGATGTCGACATAATGGGTGCATGGTGAAACCTAAAAACTCAAATTCCATTCAATTATCTGTTACTTATGTACCCACATCGGCAGATGAGTTACCTAGATATTTAAACGATGAAATACCGAGACTTTGGGCAGCAATTAAAGCATTGGCTGCTGGGCATTTAGATACGACTTATGTAGCGCCAGAAAAACCAAGACAAGGGGATTTAATATTGGCAGATGGAACTTCATACGATCCCGGCTCGGGTGTTGGGGTTTATGTATACTATAATTCAGCATGGCACTTTTTAGGATAATAAAATGGGATTACTAGACACAATGCAAGCGCAACCACAGGGTGGATTATTGGGGATAGCCCCTAAAGAAATAAGTGCTGAAGATAAACAATTATCATTGCAGATGGCACTGATGCTTTCAAAAAGCCCGACACCACAAACCGCACAACAAGTAATAGCCGCTTTTAAGCAGTCAGGGAACCCAAATGCTGACAAATTGGAGCAAATGATTCAATCAGTAAGTAGTAACCCGCAACAATTAAAAGCAATGGCTGATTTTGTAATTCAATCTACAGGGGGTATTAATGCTGGATATTAACGAAGAATTAGGGGTTATACACCATTTCCCAACCGTTGGGAATAATGTATACATAAGACAGATGTCCGCTAAAGAGGGATATATTATTGGGTCGCATAAACATAAATATGAACATTACAGTATTCTGACGAAAGGTAGCGCATTAGCAGAAGTAGACGGTAACGTAGAAGAATTAAATGCGCCATCGGTTATATTAGTCCCTGCTAATAAAGAACATAAAATAACGGCATTAAGTGATATTACATGGTTTTGCATACATGGAACAGAAGAGAAAAATATAGAAAATATAGATGAAGTACTTATAAATAAGGAGTTAACTAATGAGTGATGATTACGATAATGGAAGAACAGTAAAAAAGCGAGATTTTAACCTTATTTCAACAGGTTTTGAAGTCGGAACATACCTGTCTCAATTATCAAATCATCCTGAATTATGGGATCATGGGAGAGACTTTAGAAAAATACCTAGATATGGTGGGGAATTATCACCTCACCGAGATTCACAAGATATATGGGTAAGACACCAAAATTACGAATCATTTGGAGAGTACGATAAAGAGGTTGGGAAAAAAAGCCTTATGATACCGACTATTTCAGAGTGGTATCCAGAGTCTTTAAATCTTCCAGCGGCTAAAGATATGGCGCAAGAAGTATGTAAAACACTAGGCGCAATCCAAATGGGTGGTAGTTATTTAATTAGATTGGATGCTGGTAAAAAAGTACACCCTCATAGGGATTTTTCATGGCATAGCACATATTATAATAAATACATGGTCATTCTAAAGACGCAAGATGGAGTTGTATTTGGCTGGGAGGGGAGTGGAAATTTAATTCCAGAAACGGGGGATTTGTGGAATTTTGAGAATGATACAGTTCATTGGGTTAATAATGATTCCGATAGTGACATGATTATCGCTACATTTAGTGTAAGAACATTCGATATGGATAGAATTGAAGCAACAAATATTTTAAAAGGGGGCTAATATGCCAGCAGGATGGGTAGCAGCAGGAGCCGCCGTATTAGGCGCGTATTCTTCACATAAGTCATCAAAAACAGCAGCAGATGCTCAACGTGAGAGTACACAAGCCAATATTGATGCTCAAAAAGAGGCAACAAAAATTGATCCTCGCATTGACCAAAAACTGTATGGCACTGGTAGTACCAGAAAATTAAAAGCTGGTGCAGTGCCAACAAAGCAGATTAGCATCAATAAATTTGGAGAAGATTTTGAAAGAGACGTATATTCCCCAGATGATTACGAAATAACTAATGATACTGGGCTTCTCGGTAAAGTTTCTGATTATGCAAATAAGCCACAATCAGAGGCAATGCAAAACATCGGGAAGATTGCAGAATCGTCTTTGGTCAGAAATTATGCGGGCGATATTGAGACGCAAAGATCCGCTGCAAATAAATTGATGGGCGGACAAATTGCTCCACAAATGACAGCCGCCACAATTAACGCGCCAAATCAAAACTCACTTAATTTAACGCGTTCATACGATCAATTTATCAATGGTGAATCTGGTAACAACCCATTTCTAACGGGGGCAATTCAAAAGGGGATCAACCAAGGCACTAATGCATTTCAAAACATGCAATCTGATGCTGCTAGAAATATGCTAGAGAGTATCTTGCCTAATATAAGAGGCGGAGCTATTGCGTCGGGACAGTACGGTGGAAGTCGGCAAGGTATTTCTGAATCAAAAGCACTTAATGACTTTTCGACGCAAATGGGGCGTGCTGCCACACAAATAGGGCAAGGAGCAATAGATTCCGCTATTAACGCACAAGCAGGTGCATACAACCAAGATCAGAGCAATAAATTATCAGCAACCACATCGTTGGGTGGTCAGCAGTATGGCGTTGCTGGGCAAAATGCAGGAAACATGCAGCAAGCAAATCAAGCCAATATGGGCGCTAAAATAAGCGCGAATCAGATGAATACGGCTGGATTATTAAGTGGCATTGGTGCACTGAGTGGATTGAGTGCCGCTGATTACAATATGGCGGACAGATACAATAATGCCGATTTTAATCGTATGCAGCAATCTATAGGTCTATTGCAACCATTTGCAGGCAAGGGGTCACCTATTAACGTACCATACAACCAGCCAATTTCTAGCAATACAATGGGCGGTGCAATCGGAGGTGCTACTACCGCAATGGGGTTATATAATATGTTTAAAGGAAACAACAATAATACTACGGTTAACAATGGTTCATACAATTATAAAAACCCAATGTATTCTAGTGATAATTGATTTAACATATAAGAGGATACTATGGCAGGATTACTAGACAATTTCAATGACCCACAAACAATGGGTTTGCTTAATGCTGGTCTAAATATGCTAGGAAATTCTGGCGCGTCTAGAAACCCAATGAATTTAGGGCAAATCCTTGGGGGTGGTTTGCAGACTTACACAGGAATACAAGACGAATTTAGACGTAGAAAGCAGCAAGAAGAAATCCTAAAACGCCAGATGGCGACACAAGACCTAGATATGCAGATGGGGCAAATGAAACTTGGAGGAATGCAACAAGAGGTTAAAGATCGAGAAGCGGCAAAACAATTTCAAGCACAATTGCCTCAAATTATTGCTAGTTTTGGCGATGACTTTCAAGGAATGGCTAAATCAGGACTTGTTCCAATTGAAATGGTTAAGCAGATTGCGGAATCTAAAAACTTTGGGCGCCCAAAAGTGGCAAGAACGCAAGAAATAGAAGGCGAAGCTGGACAAAAAATTATTCAACAATTTGACGATTACGGGAATCAAGTTGGGCAAGGCATGCAAGGATATGTTGCGCCTGTTCAAATAAACCGTGGCGATCAAATCTCTATGGTTAAGCCAACTGCTGGAATGAATTTTAAAGTCGGCATGTCTCCACAAGATAGGGACGCTTCCGCACGAGGCTGGCAAGGCTTAGCGCTACAGAAAGAACAAGCAAGTAAGCCAATGTGGAATAATGATGTCGGTGCGTTTATTTTGCCTCCTAGTCAGCAAAATCCGCAAGGCGCAAAAATTGACTTGGCAGGATTTACAAAGCCAGAGAAGCCACTAACCGAAGTTCAGGCAAAAGCCGTTACATTTGCATCTCGCATGAGTAATGCAAATAATATTATTAATGAACTTTCTAGTTTGGGGACAGATAAATCATCTGCTGGCAAACAATTTATAGAAGCGATTCCGGCAATAGGCGGTGGATTGGGGAATTTATACAATGCAACTTTGCCTGAAAATATTCAAAAATTAGATCAAGCAAAACGAGATTGGGTTAATGCAAACCTCCGTAATGAATCCGGCGCTGCAATTGGCAAAGATGAATTTACTAATGCAGATAAACAATATTTTCCGCAAATTGGTGATAAACCAGAAGTTATTCAGCAAAAAGCAATTAATCGAAAATTAGCTGAAGAAGGTATGCGATCACAAGCTGGCTCAGGCGCTAAAAATATTGATTCTATTGTGTCTAATAACGCTCAAAAATCTACTCAAGGAATGCCAAAAACTAAAATAGTAAATATTGAAGGCGGCGGATCAGCATCTGCAACACTTGGTGCTGATGGCAATTATTACGTTCAAAGAAATGGTAAAAAATACCGAGTGGAGGAATAATGGTTAAGCTTGTAGAAGTGGATGAAATTCCTACGATATCGCAAAATATTAAAACAAATCAGCCGAAAAAATATAAATTAGTTGAAGTGGATGAAGTTCCTTCAAAACCACTAGGTCAACAAATGAACGAGGCTATAAGCGAAATTCCGCGCCAAGTAGGATTAACGGCTAGATATGGTATTGAAGGTGTTGGTGATACTATTAATTTTGTTGCGAGTCCATTTAGAGGAGCAATGAACGCTTTAGGTGGCAATTTTAAACCAGCTAATTTCTCAAATGTTGCAACTTCTTTGGGATTGCCTGAGCCAAAAGAAGGTAGAGAAAAAGCGGTAGCAGAAGCCACTAAACTAATGGCTGGCTCTGCTGTTCCTATCGGCATATCTCGTCAAGTTTCCAATCTTGGCGGTGCTACAACTCAGGCAATCGGTAAAGCTATGGCAGCTAACCCATTGCAGCAAATTGTTTCGGCTGGTGGCGCTGGTTTGGCTGGTGGCGCAGTTAAAGAGTCTGGCGGCGATCCTGTATCTCAATTCGCTGCCAGTCTGATTGGCGGTATCGCTACGCCAATGACTTTAAATGCAGGAAATAAATTTATGCAGACCTTGAATAATCTAAAGTCTCAACCAATGCCGCAAAATATTGACATAACTATTAATTCAGCGCTAAAAGATTCTGGTATTAATTTTGGTGAATTGCCTAAAACCGTGCAAAATTCTATTCGTGCTGATGTAGCAAAATCTCTCAGCACAGGCTCTAATGTATCGCCTGATGCGCTTCGTAGGCTTGCAGATTATAAGCTTATTGGTGCGACTCCAACGCAAGGAACATTAACACTTGATCCTGCTATTGTGACGCAACAAAAGAACTTAGCAAAGCAAGGTATAAACAGTAAAGATTTAGCAGCTCAGCAACTTGCTCAAGTTGAAAACCAAAATAACGCTGTAATGATGAATCGGTTGAATGAATTAGGTGCATCTAAAGGAGTTGATAGTGAGAATGCGGGCGCATTAATTTCAGGGTATTTGTCGGATGTTGCGGATACTAATAAAAATCAAATTAGCTCACTTTATAATACAGCTAAAGATTCAAGTGGCAGAACCGCATCGCTTGACCCTAGAGCATTTACAAACACATTAGGAAATAAATTAAATGAAGCAAATTTAGAGGCTTTTTTGCCTGCTGAAATTCGAACTATGGTGAATAATTTTGCTAGTGGGAAAACGCCATTAAATATTAATACATCAGAGCAATTTAAAACAATTGTGGGTAATGCTCAACGATCAACACAAGACGGAAACGTAAAATACGCTCTTGGCTTAGTTCGTGAATCGCTCGATGAAGCGCCTTTGCTTGGATCTAATGCAAAAACAACGTTTGGAGGAAATCAAGTTGCTTTGCAAGATCAAAGGACTAGTTTAGGTCAAGAAGCAATAGACGCTTTTAACCGCGCTCGATCTACTAACCGTAAATTCATGCAAGAAGTGGAAAGAACTCCAGCATTGAAAGCTGTCTTGGACGATCCAAACCCTAAAGGATTCTTTGATAAATTTGTGCTGCGTGGTAATTCTAAAGAGTTAGAAAATACTTTAAAAGTATTACAGGGAAACCCCGATGCAATAGGCGCTATTAAAAACCAAGTATTAGCTCATTTAAAAGAGAAAGCAACAGGCGGCAGAGCTGATGATGTGGGAAGAATTGATAACGGTAGATTTAACTCCGCTTTAAAAATGCTTGGCGAAAATAAGTTGAATTTATTATTCTCACCTGATGAAGTCGCACAGTTAAAAGCACTTGGGCGAGTTGCAAGCTATGAACAGTTTCAGCCTGTAGGATCAGCAGTTAATAATTCTAACAGCGCATCAGCAATTAGTGGAATGATAGGAAGAATTGCTGATAGTCCATTATTAAGTAAAATACCAATGGGGAACATGCTGGCTCAGCCAATGCAAAATATATCAGTTGGCATTAATTCAAGAAACGCAATGAATGTTCCTAATGCTTTATCTATACCGCAATTTACGCAAGAGCAGCAAAAAGGATTGATGCTTTCACCTGCAATTTTTGGATTATTAGGACAGCCAAATAACTAATTATTTTTTGCGTTGGTTTATATAATAGTTGATAATGTAAGCGCACACAGCGCCTAAAGCAATTGCTGACATATTTCCCGCCCGAAAGGGTAACTTTTTGAAAGGTAATGCCATGTTAAAAAATACTATCGGCGGTGATGGTCCAGTTCCACCTAAAAAACCACCTACACCAGAGCCAACATCGCGCAAATCTCCCAAGAAAAAGAAATGTTAAATCGTTTTAAACTCGCAGCGATATTGGCATTATTCGAGGTCGCTTCTTGGTTAATTTTACACCTAATTCCAAAAGAAAATTTTACATTTTTTCTTTTCGGATCGGGTTTTACCCTATCTCCTGATGTCTATTATATAGTAGCTAGCGTTTTTTCTTTCCTTATATTGCCATTTATAGCAAAAGTGGGATGTGATCAATTAGTTATAGATATTTTGAGACTGGCAATAATCGTTCTTGCTGTACAGTTTGCAGGATTCATATTTTATAACGCATATTTCTTTCTTGACTTGTTTAAAATAAGTATAGATTTTGAACCACGAGAATTGATTCAGAAATATAATGACGCAATTCACATATTGATAACGCTTCAATTTTTGCGACTAATCATAATAAGGAAATCCGATGGAGTGGAGCAGAATAGTAATTTTGTGCATCTACTTCGGGGTTTTAATAATTCGAGGAATCGTCATCTATGTTAAGACAAATGATGCATTTAAGCGCAGGCGCAAGCAATGCAGAGATCGCACAAGAGATAGGAATAAGGACGTTGGATAGTAAAGCCTTTGCGTTATTTATGGCAGGATTTACGGCTTATTTTACAGCAGAAAGAATCTCATTTTTTGGCTCAATAGCGGCGTGTATTTTAACGACAATTCTGATTGTCAGACATTCTTTTGGGTTGTGGCGTGATTATAAGAAGGCAAAGAAAGAAGATGCGGAAACCAAAACTGATAAATAATTGGAAGTCCACAATTAAATACGCATGGTCTTTGCGCCTCATGGTTTTAAGCGGAGTTTGCTCTGTCGGTGAAATACTTGTCGCATATTATCCCGACGCGCTGCCACGCGGCGCAATGGCTGGTCTATCAGGTACGTTTGCGCTGGGTGGTATCGTTGCAAAATTTTTCTCTCAAAGGAATATGACCGATGAATGATAAACCAGTTAAGATAGGTAATAAGAAAAACCTAGTATTTCTAGGTGTAATCTCTGCCGCTGTAGCCGCTGGATATCAACAATGGGAAAGCTCAGGTAAAACGATTACGAAACCGTACTTTGATATAGGGCATGTAGCTACGGTCTGCGACGGTCATACTGGTAACGTAGATATGAATAGAATCTACACTAAACAAGAATGTGATTCGTTTAGAAATGAAGATATACTCAAACATCAAGGGGGGATCTTAAAATGCATCACTGTACCT